CTGTGGAGAGAATGTTTGCGAGTTCTGCCTCAGCATTGAGACCGTGGATTGCCTTCAGATCCTGTGCGAGTTCTAAGGAGTACTCTGCCTTCAGTGCTCTTGACTTAGCAGTAACGGTGACCTTCTCGATCGAGAATGCCATCTGGTTGAAGTCATTACCTGCTTCACCCAGACCTTCGGCAGTCTCGGTGTTCATGCCACGTCCTACGGTGTAGGCAGTGTTGTTAGCATTAGGATCGAGAATACCTGGGTTGTCTCCTCTCTGAGTATTCGTACCGAAACCAACGGATGCTCCGTCAGAACCAGCAACATAACCGGTTCCAATACCGGAATTAGTGCCGATTCCGGAGAATGCGGTATTTGCTTCGTCGAACAGTGCTTCGGTTCCGCTCTGGTTGGTGTAGCGGGAACGCATTGCGAAGATCAGTCCAGTAGGACCGTTCATTGGTTGAACACCAGCCAGGTCATATGCGACCAGGTTAGGCATTGCACGTCTGATCAGGGAGATCAGAACAGGGTCGAAACCTGCGGTAGGACCACCGGCAGCAGCATCGGCAGAGAAACCTGCGGTTGCGCCCGATGAACCGGTTGCGTTAGTTGGTGCTTCGGACAGGAACTCACGCTCCTCACGAAGTGCTCTTTCTTGGTTCTCCAGGAGAACTGCGGTAACCATTCTACGATGGGAATCTTTGATTCCTCCCTCGTGATTCAGAATAGGTGCCCACTTCTCCTGCAGGTATTCAGCATTGAAACCTTGCATTTGAATTTTACCTCTTAAAAGTTTTAGTTTGACTTATAATTTAAAAATCACTTTTTAGAAACTCTAGTCAGAGTTGTGAGATATGATTCCATAAGAGGTGATGCAGAAGTCGTTGCTTCAACATCAGAACTTTCGGAAATATTCTCTGACTGGTCTCTTTGAGCTCCGGCATTCTCTGGGAAGTAAGACTTACGCAGAGTTACCAGTTTCTCACGATAGTTCTCTTCACTATCAAACTCAACATTTTCGGCAAGAGAAGCGAGTTTGTCCTTCTGTGAAAGTGCCAGACCTTCGCAGACCTCGGAGAAGATTGCTTCAGCAACCGACTCGGCTAATCTTTGATTGAGAGCAATATTTGACTTAATTTGCTCGTTGAGTTTATCTTCCATCTCATCAAGTTTTTCTACCATACTATTGAGTACATCATATTTTTCTTCAGGGATAGTTACATAATGTTCTTCAAAAAGACTTCTCATTCCGGTAAGGAATGATTCGGTCATTTCAGTCTTGAGTCCTTGTTCTACTGCGAGTTGATTTTCGGTCATCCACTCTTCAGCAACATACTCAAGATATGCATCAACTCTATCGGTCAGTTCTTCCTTAATGATAGAAACTTCCTCTTCAAGAGTTGCTTCATATTGTGCCTTCAGTTCTTCTTGAACTTCGGCAACCTTTGCCTTGATAGCAGTTTCAAAAATGGTACGTGCCTTTTCTTGGAATTCTTCGGAGAGTTCTTCACCAGCAAGCAGTGCTTCAACATCTTCTTCGATGCTGTATTCTGCTTCGATTGACTCCTCTTCTTCGGCAACCACTTCCTCTTCAGTAGTCTCTTCTTCAGAAACTACCTCATCAGTGATTTCCTCTTCCTCTTCGACAACTTCTCCTTCAACCTCTTCCTCTTCCTTCATACCCTTAGGCATGGCTTCAGCAGGTTTGGCACCTCTATTCACAATGTCCTTGACAGTTGCGATTGAAGGTTCCTTGAGTTTGGCAGAGTTGTCATCTGCTTTATAGTTTTCTGGGGTTGGGCCACCGAGATCCTCTACAGAAGGCTGTCCTGGAGTTGAATGGGACAGTTTTTGCATTGGTTCAGCTGCAGCAGCACCTTTGGTTACTACGTTTTCCATTTCTTGTAAATTGCTACCAACGGACATTTGATTAGATATTTTTGTATTAATCTATATTTATTTATAAATTAAAGATTTGATAGAAAATCATTCCATAACTGGAGTTTATGTTCTTCAAGTCTTCTTTGATCAACAAGGGTGTTAATTCTTCTTTGAGTCTTTTCTGCGAGTTGTTCACGAAGAATTCCTCCTTCCCAAACCCACTCTTTTCCTTCCATAATTCCTGAAACAAAAGCATCAGGAGCAGAAGGATCGGCAACGATATCAGCAGCGGTTGCTAACATAAAATCTTCACCAACAATTTTATGACCTTCATTCGTAGTTCTTAGTGAACCAACACCACGAGAAGAAACTCCGAGCATAACACCTTCATCAATGAGAGATTTTGCAATCTTACCCATTGGAGTGTCGAGGATTTGTGCCTTTCCTCTAAAGTTTGTTCCCTCTTTCGTGAGAGAAACAATCTTATGAGAAACACGATCAAGGTTTACGGTAGGTCCATCAGGGTGACCAAGTTCACCTAAAGCACGTCCTTTTGAAATAAAGTTTTCATTGTATCTACCAACCTCTTTTTCAAGAGTGCTCATAGGATACATTCTGCCGTTACGGTTTTTGATGTCACCTTGAAGGAAAACTCCTTCAATGTACATCTTTTTACCAGCACCTTTGCCTTCTACGACAAATTCTACTTTTGAAATTTCTTCCGTGATAAGTTTCATTTGTTTATCCAGTAAATCCTACTTTTGATCCAACTACAGCATTATCTGATGCCCAAATTTGATCAGCACCTGCTTTCTCAAAAAACTCAACGTGTCCTTGAGGGAGAGTTACTGATGCCGTATTTGCATATCCGGTGGTAGTACTTTTAGCAATACTTACTGTAGCAACTCCAGAAACACCATTGTAAACACGAACTACAGTGGCATTACCTAATGTTGTTGTAACTGCCAATCCGGTTTCCGTTCCAATTAATAAAGTCCTAGTCATTATTCTTGATCCTCTGATTGTTGTTCATCACCAAACATGGATGCACCAACTGTTGGACGAATATTATTGATACGTTCTGATGCTTTTGCATACAAAACATCTTTGATTTTGTCACTAATATCAGATGCTGAAGAATCAGATCCGATCAAATTTACAATTTCTTCCATGAAAATTTAATATATCTATATTTTCTATTTATATCTCGGCAGCTTTTCCATCAGCATCCGCAATTCCACCATTTACTTCTGGTTCCATCGGAACATCTCCCAACATTCCCTGCTCACCTTCTGTTGGTAACGGTTCTCCTGTGATTGGATCTACGGAATTTGGATCTGGAATGATACCATCTTTGATTTCCTGTTCAATTTGCTCATCCATTTCAATGATTTCTCCATCAGTTTGACGAAGAACTTTTTTACGAACCCATTCGGTTGAATAGTACTTGCCGATATAAGGTTCAATAGTTGCAAGAATTCCAAGTCTCTCATTCAACATTTCAGTTTCTTTCAGTTCTGCAAACTGATTATCATATAAGAAATCATATTGAATATGATCACTAATTTTTTCCCAATCTTCTGGGCTTACAATATTTTTAAGAATCAATTGAGTCTTCAGCATATCACTGAACAACTGTGCAAATCTTTTTCTTAAACGTCCAACAAACTTGGCAAACTTGAGTTCGTCTCTCAAAATCTCAGAAGAACGTCCAAGATTGAAACCACCATCGGCAGCAATCCTTGACTCGGGAACACCCAATGATCTGTACAGTTTCTTTTGGAAATACTCAATATCAGAAAGTTCTCCAAGATTTTGTCCACCAGGAAGAGTTGTGATCTCTGTTCCCCGACCACCTTCTCTTCTTGGAAGCCAGAAGTCTTCCATCATCGACATAAATTTGCGATCATCACGAACCTCTCCTGTGTTTGCATCGTACACAAGTTTGTTGCGATAACGCATCATAACATCACGAAGATATTGTTCTGCCTTAATCTTAGGCAGATTGCCGACATCGATATAAAATATTCTACGTTCTGGTGCTCTCGATAACCTATAGATAACAAGAGAGTCCTCAATCATTCTAAGTTGATTGAGTGACTTGATTGCCTTGTGAAGATATGAAAGAACATTTCCTTTATTGCGATCAACTAAACCAGAAGTACAATATGTGATTGCATCTTTTGCAATCTTAGTTCCTTTAGATCCACCACCACCTGTTAGGTTATTTGATGGATATGCAGGCTTTGGTGTGTAAAGAAAATATTCTTCAATCTCTGGTGCAATACCATTTTTTGCTTCATCACGACCAGGAATATTTGGTCCAATGATATTTCTATCATTCTTCTTTTCTTGACGGATAAACCGCATTTTCATTGGATCAATATACCTCAGTTCCTTGATTCCTTCCTGAGGTTTTTTGAGATCGATTACTTTGTGATAATATAAACGACCGTCTACATACCAATTTCTAAAAATTTCGTGTGCTTTCTTGTCGAAATCTAGAAGTTCTTTGATATATTTAAATTCTTCTCTAATTACCTTCTTTAATTTATCAGTAGCATTGAGATTGGAAAGTTCGATCTCAATGGGAGAATCATAAAGGTCACTAACGAGTGCCTCATTGACAACATCTTCGATTGCTCCATCACATTCTGGATGGAGTGACATTTCTCTGTATCTTCTGATTAAATCAAATTCTGTTCTATATTGTCCTTCAATATCTACATACGAACCATAAAATCCACTACTAATATAGTTATCAACCCCGTCCTCGTTATTTTCGGGGACGGGGGAAACTATAGTCTTGGATTTTTTCTCTGTATCCTCAATAGAAAAACCAAAAAGTTTTGCCATAGTATAAACTGACTAGACTGTTATTTTACTATTTAGCTGATGTCCTCACCACCTGCCTGAGCAGATGTTCCTCTAAATGCTTCCCAATAATGAACCTGAAGTTCTACAGTAAACTCCTGAATAGTATCAGTCGTTTCGTAGCTCAGATCAATAGTAGAAATATTTGTCGGGAAGATATCCCAGAACTTATAAGATCTAAGTACAGAACCATCACGATCCAGTTGCTTAACAATAGCATCCTTTTGATAATCAACAGGATTTGTAAGTCCGGTTGCATCAGTCATTTTGTTGATTGAATTCATCCACTTTTCAAAAGCAGAACGAATAGAGAAATCAACGTCATTAATGACTGTAATTGTCCAAGTTTCAAATGTTCTATCTCCAGCAACTTTCAGAATACGACCTCTGAAAGGAATATCAATATTAGCAATCGTAGAGGCAGGCAGTGCTGCTGCCTTTACGAGAAATCTTGCTTTTTGAAGAACATCATTATCAATAGAAACAGCATCGGGGAATGCTAATTCAACTTCAAATAGATTGGGTCTTGCACCACCACCAGATAATCTGCTTTTAAAATCACTGATCGTTCTTACTGGTGAGGTATTACGTTGTTGGCGACTAGGCATTTTTCTTTAAACCTCTAAATTAAACGTTACCGATAACTTCTTCAAATGAAACACCAGTTCTGGTGGCAACAAATGTAAGACCAATGAAGTTGATTGATCTTGCAGGTTTAATGTAGATATCTGCCACAAACTCATTATTATCTATAATTGCAGCAGTGTTATTTGTCTCATCACAAATAACGACATAATCTTGGATACCTCGTTTTGCCTGAACATCACGGAGGAATGGTTCAACAATATTTACAAAGTTAGTTCTTGTAATCTCATCGTTGAACTCAAAGAGTTGATCTCTTGCAGCAGCAGAGATTGAATCTTCAAGATAGATGAACAAACGACGAACGTTGATTCTATCAAATGCCGATGCCCTAGAAAGTGCGGTTTTATCACCAAAGAGGATGATTCCACCGCCAGGAGAAACAATAACTGGATTGACTCTTGCAGAATATAATCTATCTCTTTGTGTTTGAGAAGGATTATATGCCAGTTTGACTGCATTGAGGATTGCACCTCTTGTAGTTCCGGCAGGTGAGAACCATGGGAAGTTATCAATATCATTGCGAGCACAAAGTCCAGCAATATCTCCATTTAAAGGAACATAACGGAATGTGTTTGCAAATCTGTCAAACATATACTTATAACCACTATCAAGTACACCATATGAAGATGATGAAACTTTGGAGTAGAACTCTAATATATTATTAGTGATAGTTTCATCATTATTGACTGTTACGGTTCCAGACTCGGTATCAGTAAGGAATGCTCCTCTATATGGTGAGACGAATGCAAGTGCATCCTTTCTTACATCAGCAACCGCAATCAGTTTGTTTGCAAGTGCTGCTGCCATATCCGAAGAATAGTTTGCAGACCCCATAATCAGGAAGTCAATTGCATATGTTTCGGTATTTTCGAACAATGCATAACCGGTTGATAACTTACTTACATCTGAAGCAAGTGCTCCTGTAGATGTAATATCAGTTTTTCCCTCATAGTTCCTACCACTAATAAGAACTAAGTTAGTATCACCAACCCCATTAAAGATAACTCCTTTTGCATCTTTATCCCATGCTCCGGCACCTTGAGTTACACGAGTAAATCCTGAAGAATATCCAATTGGAGTTGTTCCTGCAGGTTCATCTCCACCAAAAATGTATGCCGAATTACTCTTCAGATAAGATCTCCAGTAAGAAGGTGATCCAACAGAGAACTCTGCATCTTTTGCCTTTGAAAGTCCTAAGTGCTTCTCAAGAATTGTTCCTGCGTTTCCGGTGACTTTACCATCACCATCGATAACTACAACGTGAACTTCATCAAATCTTCCACCTCTATCAGTAACATATTGAGAAGTTCCTGGACGATCTGCCAGTGTATTCCAAGGTTGAGTTGTGGTAACGGTTGATCCACCAACTGTTGATGTAGAAATCGCAACGGTTTGTTGTGAGAACCAATCTTGTCTTCCAGTGTAAACGGTTGAACCATATGATACCGACTGTCCAGCAGTGGTGATAGCAACACTACCTGTGCTGGTAAATGCCCAAGTTCCACTCTCTTGATAATCTTTTACGGTTTCTGTTGCACCATCAACGTAAGAAAGAACTTTGACACTGATTTGTCCAACTCCAACTTCAGTAACAATACCCTTCAGGTGTCCGGTCAGTGCTGTAGTTGTTCCTGCACCAACATCAAATCTACCACTCATTGATTGAGTAATACCTGCACCAACTACAATATCTGATGCTCCACCATTAATACCTGTTGTATCAATACCAGTCAGAACTTGGTCTGCCTTTGCATCAATAATACCGATTCTGATTCCATTTGCCCAAGATCCTGGATTCTTGGCAACGATTGTTCTGTCGGC